CTTGAGTAGCGGCAGATCCCACCAACGCAGCTGCGGTAGTAGATCTCGCCATGCACCGGCATGAGCGTCTCGATGTAGCCGCCATCTCGATCGGTGCGGCTGATCACCTCCGGTCCGAACATTGCCGCTGCTCCTGCTGGTGGATCCACGTCTTCAGTCTGGCGACATACTCCCGCAGAACCTGCGCCTGCTGTAGGTGCAGCTCATCGCCGGTGCTGAACCACAAACTGTTGTGCCGATCGACAGCCTGCAGCGCCTGGTGAATCAGCGGACACCACGGTTCACGAATAGGCGTGTTCCATTCCCGCTTCGACATGGCACCAGAGCGGCCTCGCTCAGTTTGCCGGCAGGAACACCTCGCACCGTGTCGCGTAGCGACCACCGCTTTGCTTCGCTTCCGGGAAGTCCAAGCTGCACCGTTTGCGCGCTTGGTCCCATTGCACGCAGTCCCAGCACATCCGTGGCTCCGTCACCGGCCTGATGCGCACCACCGCTGCGCTATAGATCGAGTGAGCGCGCAGCAGCGCATCCTGCAGTCGGATGGCGCCGGTGTCGGCCTCAAGCTGGTGTTCCGGCTTTGGCCCGAGCACCACCCGGCAGTGCCACGTCCGATCTGCGCTATCGCAGAACAGCAGCAGCCTGCCGGCGTGGAGGCTGATCATTCTTCCTCGCCGTATGCCGGCTGGTGGTAGAGCCGCTCCAGCTGCATCGACAGCGGCTCCTGCTCGCCTTGGGTGACATAGCAGGCCACATCATCTGTAGGATCAGCCGCCACGAACACGGTCGGCCAGAGGTGTTCCTTCACCACCACCAGGCTGGTGCGAGGGCTGCGAACCAGGATCCACAGCGCCAGTCGCTCGATCAGGTTCAGACCCGGCAGGTGCATCATCCCTCCAGTTTGCCGAGCAGGCGGTTGAGATACCACCTCGCCTTGGCAGCGTTCACGGCCGGATCGCCCTTGTCCCACATTCTGAGGATGTAGCGGAGGACGTGCCCCTGGCAGTTGCCCAGCACCGGATCAGGCGCACGGGCGATGGCAGCCTCGATCACGTCGATGGCCTCCACCGGGCCGTGCTTGTAGTGCTCGGGATTGATCTGATCAGTCATTGACCCAGCTCCACTGTTCGCCGGCGACGATGCGCGAGGCGTGACGCTTGCTGATGCCATACCTGATCGCAAGTCGGCCGTAGGACATCCCCTCCCCGCGAAGTCGCCGCAGCTCACGAACCTTCTCAGGCGTCAACACTGCTGCGATGTTTTTTTCGCCACGGCCAAAGGTCTGCGGTGCTGGCTTGTTCAATCCTTCCCGCGCGTAGACCAGCAGCGGGTCATCGGCAGCCACATGCTCAGCCAGCCGATCGGCCAGCTCCAGGCACAATCCTCGCCAGTTCATCGCCACTTATCTCCCAGCAGCTGCTGACGGCAGACCTCAATCGCCTGCTGCGCTTGCTTCTGGCTGAACACCGACTCGGTGGCATCCATGGCGCGCACCACACGGGCGAGCAGCTCGGGATAAGGAGTGTCGCGGAAGTTGGCCGCCAGATCGTGGGCAAACTCATCCCACAGGCCGGTGTAAGTGCTGCGCAATGGATGGCCATAGGGGAGCTGATCGCGGCCGCTGTGCTGATAGAGGCTCTCCATCATGTCGGCGCGTTGCTGGTCCAGCTGGTGAGGCTTCATTGTTCGAGGTGTTGGCGGATGTGAAGCAGCTCAGCGCAGAGCTGCTGGCGGTTGCGGATGCCGGGCACAGTGCTCAGCTGGTCGATGCGGATGTCGATCAGCTGGCGTAGCCGCAGGCGTTCATCATGGCGCCCCTGCTGATAGGTGCCGCTATCGCTGAGCAGCTGCTCGAGGCGGTTGCGGATGTCAGTCACGCCACCTCCACCGTCGCACCCGGCCAGCGGTTCTGCGCGTAGCGGATCGCGTGCCGCTTGCTCTCGGCGCGCGTGATCCAGGTCATCGGCCTGGCGCCTACGGGGTAGACGATCAAGCGAAACTCCTTGGTGCGCACCTTCGGCCGCGGCCGGCTGATGCCGTCACCGTGCTTGCTGGTGGGTTCATCCTCTGCCCATTGCCAGGGCAGCATGGCGCCGATCGGGGCGTTAGGCATGGCAGTTCGGATCGGTGACGGTTTCAGGGTTCAGCCATTCCAGCTCTGACCACCACGGCAGCCAAGACTCGGCAGCGATGGCTTTGGCTTCGGTCAGGCTGTGCGCTGTGACGCACTCGCAGACATTGGCGCTGCGGATCTGAAAGTAGAAGCGGCGCTGCGTCACTTGCGCACCTCCACCAGCTGCTGAGTGCCGGAGTGGGTGGTGCCGGACTGGTTGCCGGATTCGATGCCGATCATGGCGAACACGGCCGCGACGATCAGCAGACAAATGGCGTTGTTAAGGCGATTGATCATTACAAATGCTGGTTTGCCCAGTCGATGAGTTCAAATCGGGTGAACGGACCTTGTGGGTCGGCGTCCGGCAGCTGAAAGGTGTAGGTGGGGAAGCCGTCGATGTGGCGCTTTACCCAGCCGCCTCGCCGGCGGATGACGTATTTGACGAACTTGACGGTGCGGAAGCGGTTGGGCATCAAACCACCGAGCTGAACTGGCCGTTCTCGTACTTCACCACCCAATAGGTGCGGCGACCGCGGGGACGCTTGAGGGTGAACTGAGTGCGAGCGTTGCCGTTGTGGGTGTAAGCCTCAGCCTTCAGGACTTCGTAGGTGATGCCTTCGATGTGGAGGGTCATGGTCGGAGAAGCGGTGGCCTTGTCGGCCGTCCCCTAAGTATGCACCGCCCACGGGTCACACGGCCAACCGTTGTGACAGTTCTTCACACGGCGTTGCTGCCGACCGCCAGCTCCACAGGCACCCGCAGAACGGGCACGCTTTTGTTCGTGTCCGGCGTGCGCGCCCACCCGATCGCCAACAAGCTGACAGGCAGCTCGACCGTGTACCAGACATGCCTGCACTCCACGCACCTCCGCTGGCGGGTCACCTTGTCAGCCTCTTTCCCGTTCGTTGCGATCGCCCTGATCTCACCGCTACCGCAGCGTGGGCACTCCATAGGTATCCTGAACATGTACCCCGCCACGGTAGCACTATGAACTTCGGAGAGTGGATGGCGGTTCAGCTCACGCCAGAGCAGCAGTTCGAGATCGAAAAACAAGCCCGCACCCTGCTCAACAGCAAGGATGCGGGCGCAATGGCCGCGGCTCTCCTCAAACAAGCCTGCTACCAGCAGCAGCTGCTGCAGCAGGCCGTCAATGAGATCGCGCGCCTCGAGTGTGAGCTGATGAAGCCCTAGAACAGATCAGCCTCGGTGATCTCGCTCACCACACCGTCAGTCGCCTTGGCCAGGCTCTGAGCCGCTTGCGCTACAGGGGCAGGAACTGGCTGAGCCTGCCCCTTGCTTTGCAAGATCTCAAAACGAGCGTTCTCCACAACGACAGCAAAGCCTTGCGTGCCGTCCCGCTTTTGGAATCGTTCCTCTGAGATCTCTCCAGCCACAAGGATCAGATCACCCTTGTGCATCCAGTCAGCAGCCATTTCGGCTTGCTTGCCCCAGATCTGCGCTTTGACCCAAAAGGGAGGCTGATCCTCGCCTTTGCGTTTTGGGCGTTTTACACCCAGCACAAGGTTACAGACCATCGTGCCGTTGTTAAACGCCTTCAGCTCAGGATCGCGAGCAAGGTTGCCTGTGACTGTTCCGTTGAAGCTCATGGTCTCGGTTGATTGGGTGGATTGTTTGGCATCCCGCGCAGGTTCCGAAGCTCATACGCCTCGACCTCCGCGACGGGATACAGCACGCGGCCTCCGATCTTGACGAACCTCGGCCCGCGGTTCTGGCTGCGCCAGTTGTCGAGCGTGCTCAGCGTGACGACACCACGCCACCGCTCAGCCAGCTCTCGCGGCTGGAGATAACCAGCCTCAGAAGATTTCGTCATCAAGCACTACCTCCTTTTCTTCTACTGTCGCCGTCTTGGCGATCTTCTGGTTCAACTCGTTAATGCTGGCCTTGACTGGTGCAGGCTCAGTGATCGTCACCGGCTCCACGTCCAGCACTTCCTCCTGCGTCTGGATGCCCACCAGCAGCTCCGGGATGTAAAGCCGGCCCCAGAAGGCTGCAGCCCGGTAGCGGATCATCAGCTCGGGCATGGTCTGCCACTTGCTGCCGCTCTTGGTTGCCCAGCCTTCCTTCTTGGCCATCGCCATCGAGACAGTCGGACCTTTGAGATCCTTCCCGCTGCTCAGCTCAGTTGCCTCGCAGTAGCAGGCCATGCTGTCGCCCTCGCCCTTGATCTCATACCGGAGCGGGCTGAAGCGCCCGCAGCCGTTAATCAGGCCGATGATGAACTGGCTGCTCCAGCTGGGGCGCCCGTGGATGATGTGGAGATTCTGCATGACCTGGAACGGGCTCATCCGCATCCGGTTTGCGATCTCCAGCGCCACCAGGCAGTTGGCAAAGCCCTGTTGCCCTTGGAACTGCGGCGGGATCAGCGTGCTGCTGGCCAGCGCCTTCGCAATCCGCTGCGCTTCCTCAAACGCCTGGATGCCTGAGAACACCGAGCCGCCGGGGCTGGTGGTCGTGAGTGCTGTGCTGTCGGTCATTAGAAGGTCTCGATCTCGGTGATGGTGGGCATGGATCCATCCGGCCGCGGCCGCATCCACGGCGGCAGGCTGATGGTCTCGATCTGGTCGCTGTAACCCGGCCAGCTGTTGGCGGCCTTGCAATCAGCCAGCTGCTGCAGATCGCGCGCGGCAGTGATCTGCCCCTGGGCGATCATCTCTGCATCGGCGGCGTAGACCGCCACGGCATGAGGTGGCTTTTTCTCCACGCAGATGAAGATGAACTGCTCCGGTCGTTTGCCGGTGGCGCGCTCGAGGCCGTCGAGATACCAGCTGGCTTGGACGTGGTAGCGGAAGTTGGCGATGCTCTTGCGGAACCCTGCCGGGCTCGCATCCTCAGTGGTCTTGAGATCCACGATCAGGCTGCCGTCATCGGTCAGCCAATCCGGCCGGCACTTGCACTGCAGACCCGTGGCCTCATCGGTCCACATGTGCGTGGTCTCGGCCTTGCCGGGCAGCTTGAACAGCAACATCTCAGCAGCTGGGTGCTTCCACACCGCTTCAGCCATGCGGCTGATGACAGCGCGATCGTCGCAGCTGATCAGCTCACGGCCAGCTGACAGGGCTTCAAACTCTGCCCAGGTTGCCTTGCCTTCCTTGGTGCGGCGATCGATCTGCGGAGCGGTGACGTATCGGCTGTCCCAGCTGTCGGGCTCCAGTGTCAGCGTGTGAACCGCGGTGCCCAGTCGCATCGCTGGCGTCGGCTCCGGCTCCACTCGGTTCGGATCCACATAACGCGCCCAGTAATGCAACGGGCTGCGCGCCACCAGATCGAGGTGGCTTTTGCTGATCGCGGAGTGCCGGTGGTATTCGGCGTTCTCCATAGGCTCGGTCTCATCGAAGCTCACGCAGCTTATCATCGGTTCCTCCCCTCTCACTGCGGTTCACGCTAACTAATTGATTTCCTTTGGCTTTTTGGCCTCTGACTCGCCTACCACTAACGCAGTCGCGGGTCTAGACAAATGAGTCTCACGCTCCGTCCCTACCAACAGCGCGCTGTTCACGATCTCCGCCTCTCCTTCCGCGATGGCGCACGCGCGCCTCTGCTGGTTGCACCGACCGGCATGGGCAAGACCTGCATTGCTGCTGAGATCCTTCGCGGTGTTGCAGAGCGCGGCCGCAGGGCAATATTTCTTGTTCACCGGCGCGAGCTAGTCGCCCAGTCCGCTGCCAAGCTCGCGCTGGCTGGCGTGGAGCACGGCATCATCGCCGCAGGCTTTGAGCCCACGGATCAGCCGATCCAGATCGCCTCTGTTCAAACCTTGGTGCGTCGTTTCGACAGCATCGCCATCCCCCCTGATCTCATCGTCATTGATGAGGCGCACCACGCCACGGCAGGGAGTTGGAATCAGATACTTACTCACTGGCCAGATGCACTGCGTCTCGGTGTAACAGCCACACCCATCAGGCTCGATGGCCGCGGCCTTAACTCCGTCTTCGATCGCCTAGTGCTCGGCCCCACTGTGGCGGACCTGATCTTCACCGGCTATCTCAGCCCGGCGAAGATTTACGCACCACCACCACAGGTGGATTTGTCGCGGCTCGCCAAACGCGCAGGTGACTTTGCAGCAGGCGAGGCCGCAGAGCGCATGGATCGCCCCACCGTCACCGGTAATGCAATCGAGCATTACAAGCGACTGGCGCCGGGAGTGCGTGCGATTGCATTTTGCTGCACCGTTCAGCACGCAGAACACGTCGCTGCATCGTTTCGTGCAGCCGGCATTGCCGCAGCCACGCTGCTGGGCTCCTCACCAGATCGTGATCAGGTCGTCGCCCGGTTCGCCACCGGCGAGCTTCAGGTGCTGGTCACCGTCGATGTGGTCTCGGAAGGCTTCGACATTCCAGCCGCCAGCTGCGCCATCCTGCTGCGCCCCACCGCCAGCCTCGGCCTCTACCTGCAGCAGGTTGGCCGCGTGCTCAGGCCCGCACCAGGCAAGCAGTCAGCGGTGATCCTCGATCACGTTGGCAACGTCCACCGGCATGGCTTCCCCGATGATCCGCGCGACTGGTCGCTGGACGATCGCCTGCGCTCTGGCCGCGGTGGTGGCCAGGCAGCGCCATCAGTCCGCACCTGCCCCAGCTGCTTCGCTGCGTTCAAACCGGCGCCTCTGTGCCCGGTGTGCGGTGCAGCATGTGCGCCACCACCCAAGCAGCTGCGTGAGGTGGATGGTGAACTGCGCGAGCTGAAGCGCACCGCCAAGGTGATCGAGTTTGAGGAGCGCTACGCACGCCGGAGCGAAGTCGGTCGCGCTCGTTCACTTTCAGAGCTTCTGATGGTCGCCAAGAACCGCGGCTACTCGCCCGGATGGGCCTATCGGATCCACAATGCGCGCAGCCGATCAGCCTGACGTGGCCA